TCTAAAACTGTTAATTGCATAACTAAACCTCCTATTTTTGATAGGTTTATTATACAATTCTCAAAATAATGGAAAATTTATCAAGTTCTGGCTCTAAAAAAATAGAGCTAAATATTCCTAATTCAAGTTACTCATATGCTTATAGAATAGGGGATATCTGTATTTTAAACATAGATAGTGGAAGTGCTTTTGTTGGAAAAAAAGCGAACGACATACTATTTAAATTACCATCTAATTTATACCCAAAAACTAGAACTATCGCAACACTTGGCTCTTTTGTTCCTCGATTAAGTAGAGAAATTGTAGTATACATAGAGCCGAATGGAGATTGTGTCTTAAAAACTCAAGATGCAGTTTGTCAAACAGCATATTATGGAAATATTAGCTATATAGTTCAAAATTAAATATAAAAAACTGTATAAGCTATTTTTACAGTATTTGCTTTTGCATTATCAACACAGTCTTTTACAAATGTGAACCCTGTATTATTAAAACCACTCAAGTATACATTTTCTAGAGTGGTTGCAGTTCCAGTTTTGTAGATGTTTATAGCAACTCCTAAAACTTGTTTATAACTCTTTGGGAAATTATAAGTATAACTTCCAAGTGTAGTATAGTTTCCAGTTATCCCAGCATCAACTTTGATTAGATTTTCCATTATTTTGAGAATTGTATAATAAACCTATCAAAAATAGGAGGTTTAGTTATGCAATTAACAGTTTTAGAAAATTTAAAAAAGGAAAATGTGGATGTGTATTTAGAGTATCTAAATAGTTGCAAAAGCAGCAACTGGGATACTTGGGAGACTACGTATAAAACTTACTGTAATAATTTTAAGTTGTTCTTGGTGTGGTTTCAGAAGTCTTATAAAAATAAGTTACTTCTAAGCAAAGAAACGTTACTAGAAATGCCAACTATAATAGAAACTTACAGGAATTATTGTAGAAGCTTAGGAAATAGTAAAAGAACTTTAATGAATAAAACTACGGCTATATCAACATTTTACGCTTGGTGTGTTCGTAGAAATAAGATTAAATATCATCCTTTTGACAGTAAATTAGATAAGCTTAGATTCACAGAAAAAGACAAGGTTAGAAGCAGTTACTTTCTTACAACTGAGCAAATTTTAACAGTTCGTTTATATATGCAAGTAGAGAGTAAGAAATATGACTTGCAAGACAGGATATTATGGGAATTATTCTTAGACAGTGCTTGTCGAATTAGTGCTATCCAAAGCTTAAAAATGGAACAATTAGACTTAGAAAATGGGTACTTTAGAGATGTAAAGGAAAAGGAAGGTTATATAGTTAATGCATTCTTTTTTCAAAAATGCAAAGAACTTATAAAAGAATGGATACAGTACAGAGCAGAAAATGGGATAGATGTAGATTGGTTTTTTGTTACTAAGTATGGAAAAATCTATAAGAAGATGACACAAGGAGCAATTAGGAATAGAATAAAAAAGCTAGGAAAAATTTTAGGAATAGAGGATCTATATCCTCACACTCTTAGAAAAACAGCAATAAATTTAATTAATAATTTAGCTGGGTTAGGATTAGCTAGTAGTTATGCAAATCATAGCAGTAGTGGAGTTACAAGTAAACACTATATAGCTAAAGCTAATCCAACTGAAGTAAGAAATAGCATTATAAATGCAAGAAAAAAATTAGGTATTTTTTAGTTTAATATTATAGAGATTTTTAAATTTATTCAGTTTTTTATAATTTAAAATGCTGTTTTGAGTGTCTTAAATATAAAATTCTTAGAAATTATATTTAAGAAAAAATATAAAAAGAAGCTCAAAAGCAGAAAATAAAACTATAAATTCTTTATAAATTTAAAAATCTATTTAGAGCTGAAAGGAGAAATAAATGAAAACAATAAACTTTTATAAAAAAGAAAAATTAATCTTTTCTGTGTATGCAGAAAGTTTAGAAGATGTCTTAAAATCGCCTCTATCATATTTTCAAAGTTATACAAGCGATATGATTGTAACTGACATAACTTATCAATACCCAATCTTTAAAGATGATGTGTTGAGAGAGATGACAAAAGAAGAAAAGGTAAGAGCAAATATACCTGTGCAGCTTGAAGATGGAGAAATAATAAAAGATAAGAAAATTATAACAGTGCCTAAACCAAGTGGAAATCCTAAATATCTGAGTTGGAATAGAGAAAAAGGCTTATGGTTGCTAGATAATGAAAGAGAATATCAGGACTATATGAATTTAATAGATGACTTAAAAGCAAAATCTCTGGCTTACGGGTTTGATTACAAAGTTGATGGAAAAGAACACAGACAAAAATGCAGAGATAAAGACATAACATTATTAGCTTCTAATGTTACTTTTATGTTAGCAGAAAAGACTGTTTTTGGAAAAGAAAAGCCAATAACTTGGTATTTTGAAGATAATTTTGGATTAGAATTAAATTTAGAAAAATCTTTAATGTTAGCTAGTTATGGAAAAACATTCACTCAGTCAGTTTATGATACAGAGCATTACTTTAAAACTAAGGTCAACCCAAAAGAAGTTACAAAAGCCGAGTTTGAGAGCAAAAGAAAAGAGATACACTCTAATCTAGCAAAAGGCTAATTTAAAGAGTTAAATCAATTAAAGGTAGTTTTATATAGCTACCTTTTTTTGATGGCTTTAAATGGCAAATTACGAGGTCAGTTTAATAATTTTTATATAAAGAAATAAAGGAGATGGGAAAAATGAATAAGTTTTCTGAAAGAAGCAAAGCAAAACTTGCAACAGTAGATATAAGACTTCAAAATCTTATGAATGTAGCTATTAAAGAAAGCCCTTATGATTTTTCTATAACAGAAGGAATAAGAACTCTAAAAAGGCAAAAAGAATTAGTTGCTCAGGGAAAATCTAAGACTTTAAAAAGCTATCATTTGAAAGGAAAAGCAGTTGATATAGCTGTATGGATAGATGGAAAAGTAACTTGGGATTTTAAATATTATAAAGAAGTTGCTGATTGTGTAAAAGAAGTAGCAAGAAAATTAGGTTATGTAATCACTTGGGGTGGAGATTGGAAGACATTCAAAGATGGTCCACATTTCCAAATTGAAAACTAATTAATAAACAGTCTGGCCAGACAAATTTATTATAAAAATTTTAGGAGGTAAAAGTATGGAATTAGTAAAAAATTATATTGGTAGTATTACAAAACAAGGTTGGATTGGTATAGCATTAGCTTTGGGATTTATTATAGTTATAGTAATATCTAAAAAGAAATATGCAGATACAGTGGAAAAAGCAATAAGATTATCAGAACAGTCTTTTAATTCAGGAGAAGGTCAAAAAAAGTTAGCAGCAGCAATTGCTTATATTCAAAATGCTATAACTTTAATGCCTTGGTATGTAAGATTAGTAATAGTTCCTGTAATAAACAAAAAAAGCATTATAGATGCAATAGAAAGAACATTACAAAGAATATCAAATACATTTGGAAAAGGCTCTAAGGTAGATATAAAAGGAAATGAGGAAGATGGAGAAAACTAAATTAATCCTGGAGCCAATTTCAAATGGGAAAGCAGTTTTAATGCAAGATTATATTTATAGCATTAATGGGTATGATATAAAAGTTTTCAAAGGATTTGTAACGGATGGGGCATCAGTGCCTCATTCTTTACAATGGTTATATAATCCTTATGGCAAATATATTAATGCTGCTGTCGTGCATGACTATTTATATAGTGTTTACAATAACACTGGTATAAATAGAACTCTTTCAGATAAGATATTTAATTTTATTATGAAAGAAACTGGGATAGATAACAGGACCAGAAGAAAATTTTATATGGCAGTTAAATATTTTGGGGAAACTTCGTGGAAACCTAAATTGCAGAATGAGGGATATAAGGATAGAGCTATTATAGACAAGACCAAAGAGTCAAAAGAGTATTATGCATACTGGTATGATAAATTAAAATTATAGGGGTTGGTAAAGTGGCATTTTTAATAAAGTTAGGAGCATATCTTATTGCTCTTTTAATTTGGCTAATTGGAGGTTGGGACACTCTTGCAAAAGTATTATTTGGACTAATGTTCTTAGATTATTTAACTGGGATAGTAGTTGGATATAAAATGCAAAATCTTAACTCCAAGAGAGCTTATAAAGGATTAAGAAAAAAACTTTTAATCTTGGTTATTTTATGTGGAGCTTCTTTAATGCATAAATTAGTTCCTGATTTAGGTTTTAGAACATTAGTTGGGATATTTTATTGTGCAACAGAATTACTAAGCATTGTAGAAAATGCTGCAAAGGCAGGAGTGCCTATCCCTCAAAAATTAAAAATAGCATTAGAACAATGCAAAGGAGATAGGTGTAGTTCAGAAGCTTTTAAAGATAAAGATATTAAACCTGGTAAAATAAGCCAAGAAGATTTTGATAAAGAGATTAAATAAAATTTAGGGTAGGATCTTGTCCTACCCCTTCTTTTTTAGTGTAAAAATTTTTTTAAAAAGTGTTATCTAACATCTGTTATATTTGAATTAATCTAAATTAGATTGAATTTGGTGCAAACAAAGTGCAAACAAAAAAAGTGTAAGAATACAAAAAAGCCCTCAACTTTTTTCAAGTTCGGGCTTTTTTGTAGAAATTAAACTATAATTAAGGAAACGATACAAGATAAATATAACATTATTTATTTAGTTTGTCAACAACTTTTTATATAAAATTATTGAGATTTATTAT